CACTAGCAGAGGTTCGATTCCTTAGAACCTACTCCTCTCTTTAAAGCGTCCTCAATAGGCGATCTAGGGCATAACGGCAATTTCGTACCGCCCCCCTATCTTATTTCAACCGACCGGCCGAGACCACGAGGTTTGCCAGCGAACCGCTGCCTCCAACTCATCAGCTTCAGGAAATAGACTTCGACGAGCCGTTGAACGAATCAACTGACACTGGTGTACATCCGTGGGAGGGTCACCCCTTGATCCATATTTCCTTAACTGTTTACTAGAGCGGGAGCGCTAAGCACTGTCCTGGGTCCTACGGCGTTAGGGTCGCCTATTTCTTCTTTGCTAGTGGCTCAACCGAGCCGACGTCTACCTCTCCCGCCAGGAACTCTTCGTAAGTGGGTAACTTTCCTCTCATCGGAATGAGAAGAGGAAACCCTCTGTCAATTGTCTTCACGCGTTGTCTAAAGATCTTAGCGCCGCCCACATTCCGGGTAAGAACCCCAGACTCGCCACCATACAAGTATGGCTTAAAGTCAGGGGAATCTTGCCTAGTGGCACTTACAGCTAGGTACAGATCCATCAACTCGCGTGTTCGCGAAGAAACCTGGAAAGCCGTCCTCCACTTCCAAGCGGCCAATTCGGCCAAGTTTTCCTTCTTTTCGTCCTGGTCCAAGAGATCAGGGTCCACATACTCACAAGTGAGCGACAGACCATTCTCAACCTTGAGACTCGGAATTTTCTGGAGACTCGGGCCTTGCCGTAATCCGAACTTCTTTGTCGCCCTGTAGGCCAAGGGACCTCGAAAACCGAGATCCCAAGTTGTGAGTCCTAAAGGCCGTATTTTTCCTATGTTCCAGCTGAACCAGGCCATCGCCGCTCTATAACGGAGTGACCCCTTTAGTCCAGCAATAAAATCATCAAAACCCTTCGAGAGAGTATCGTAAGACTCAGACTCCCGTAGCATTCCCATTCGGACAGTCGCAACCACACGATAGAAGGCGCCGAAGCGTCGACAAAGTGTGGAATTAAGCGAACCGAACTCCGGGGAAACGGAAGTTTTTGTCTTCTCCACCTCCAACGAGAGATCTCCAACTGTATTCATCCAGTGCGCACTGAAGTGCGGACCGGACCTGAACAGAATGTCATCTCCGTTGATCAGACATGGGAATTCCGAACAATCAACCCCAACAGACTCGCCTGCATACAAGAAAGCGATTCTATTCTGCAGACAAAGCAGTGGGAATGAAAGAAAGGACCCCATCATCTGACCTCTCGTCGGGCAAAAAGATTCTATGCCGTGTTCAAGGTTGAACAACGTAGGACGCAAGATTTTCATGGCGTATGCTTTCATAGATCCAGGCACAGAGACCGTGGACCTCAGCAACTCGTCAAGAATAGCCTCGGCAACCTCTATAGAAAGGTTGTCCGTGGCACTCTTGTAATCCCCCGAAGTCAAAGTCTCGCCAGAGACAAAAGAAAAACCAGCACGCTGTAGGACATCAGTTGTAAAATCGCCTCGGCAAAGCCACTTCTCGCGCGACAGTCTATCATAGATCGCTGCGTGCAGCGGTCTCAAGTGGATCGCGTCCGCCGAGAATTTGCTAAGAGGGCGAGGCTTCCCCGCGCTTTGTACAACAGTAAGACCCGAAGAAACGCTGAGAGGACGGGTTGCCCCGTCCAAACAAGTCGTTAGAAAATCTTGCTGTCTAAATTTTCCAGGACCCTCATAGGACCCTGAGACAAAGCCATGGAGACCGCCCGCACCGCGGCGATTTTCCAAACAAGCTGA